CCACCACCCATCGCTGTTGTTGGTGGTGTTCCATAGTTACCACCACCTTTACCAAGAACTGTTCCATAGGTGATAAAATAACTATCACCACCTCTAACATTGGCGTAGTCTGTATTTGGTGTAGCAGTACTACCAGTACCACCATGACCAACGTGAACAGTATATGACTGACCTGGTATCACAGATATATTATTTTTGTATCCGAGGCCACCACCACCGCCTCCTAAATTTCCAGACATACCACCAGCACCACCACCAATACACAATGCACATACAGATGTTACACCAGTAGGACAAACCCAAGTGTAAGTGGTGTCTTGATTATTCTGTACAGTATATACTACCTGACCTTGTGCATCATCAGTTCCTGGTGGTGCATATTCATGAGCATATGTCTCGGATACATCGTAACTGTACATATCCTTTGGATCATCTAATGCTGCATCTGTACTATTTCTTGCAGGTCTAAACTCTGCAATCCAGTGAGTATGACCTGCTGCATCACCCTGTGGTAACTGAGATTCTAAAATCATACCATAACCAGTATCCCATCCTGGCTGCTGATCACTACCAGCAGTATCCTGAGCATCCATAACAGATCTAGTATCATGCTCACTACCAAGAACTACATGACTATGTGGTGGTGGTCCTTGTAGAAATTTTTCTTCTAAAGGTCCAATTTCTATGTCTGCTGTACCACTCAGTGAACCAGGTATAAATCCAACTACATTGGTGTATCCACTGATTCTAACACTACCAAAAGTATATTCTTTTAACTGCCTTGCTCGTGATATATACCACTCTCCACCAGTATCACCAACTTCCATTGCTGCTTCGTCAGGTGTTAATGAACCAGCACCATCTATACCACCAGGTCCATTAATTCTCTTCATCCTTAGATCTGGTACTTTAAATGTACCTAGATCGATACCACCTGGTGTATGTCCAGTGTTACCACTATTTGCTGTCTTAGATCCATTCCAAGTCTTTAAATCTACAGTACTTGGATTAGGTCCACCATACTTATTACCAATTGCTTCGTATAATAATGGAAAATCTGATATATTTAAGTCTTGTCCTTCACAATAGACATAACCAGGATAATTATATGCTACTGCATCCTTGTCTATAGTACCATTGACTGTGCTATACTCATCAACATACACAGCAATAATAGAACCAATTTGAGCTCCCATGTCTCCATGTTGGTCTGAATAGTGACGATTGAAACTATTTTTCTTCCTGTATGTGGCCATTAGTATTTAATGAGGTATTCTAGGACAAAGTATGGTGATACAATATCATCAAACTTAGAAATATTACTTGTTCTTATATTTACATTCGCTTCCAATCCATCTGGTCTAACTGTAGTAACGTCAGTTGTAGCAGTATATGTAGTATCACCTATAGTTCTACTTATTCTATGAGTGTGAAGGGTTTTATCATTTATCTCTGAACCTGGTGGTGATTCAGTTGATTCAATCAAGTTCCTTGCTGCTGGATATGTAAATGATGTATCACTTATGCGAGTGTCATATGGTGAACACTTACCTAGATTAATTGTAGTATTATTAGGCCATGATGTAGCATCCTTTGATGTATATGTTAGTGTATCAGTCCACAATGAAGCATAAGTACCACTTGCTGCAGCACCAGTATTCTTACCAGTAGCCCAACCAACAAAATACTTATTCCATGTAGTACATCCACTACAGTTATTCTCACCAGTTAAACCAGTGTTCATTGCAGTGTAATACTCTTGTGATCTAGCATCACAAAAAGGAAACAAACCACCAAAGTATTGGTTAACATTAGCATCTGCTGCTCTAACATATGATGGTTGTGACCTGTTAGTTATTGCTGGATCTTCCTTAATAGCAACCCAATGAGTAGTAGTGTAATGCATATGAGGACCAAGAGCATTAATTGCAACAGACTCTTGTTCAGTTGTAGTTGGTATTGTCCAACCTATATTACCATTCAAAGCAAAGTTTTGAGTTGGTATTGTAAACACACCATTAAATCCAACAGTAGCAGTGTTACCAATATTAGATATTATCTCAACACCAACACCAGCTCTATCAACTTCTGTTGCATCAGAACCAGTACCAACTGTCTTAGTCATATTACGTTGGATACCTACGTTACCAGATGTTGCTGCTTCAATATGTTTTGATCCTAAGTCAGGTACTTGAAACTGTGTATCAGATAGAGTTGCATCATCCTTCTTGTAGATAGATGCATTACCAACACCTAATATATCTGCTAGTTGTGGATATTGATTTGCATTATAAATCTGACCATCACAAGGCAAATACCCTGCTGGTAAATCTTTTATGTTTGCTGCAGCATTAGGATCACTATTAGCGACAGGCTTTGACCAGTTAATAATAGTACCTGGGGCATTACCTAATTTTGATTTTTCTTTCTGATAATGCTTCATTAAAATGCCCTGATTATGTACATCATACTCAACGCTGGTGTCTTAGTATCCACTGTTATATTTAGAGCTGATGGTATATTCTGTGCTGCAATAGTATTAGTATTACCAGCAAGATCACTGGTAACTTTAATGTTATTAACTGGTACAATAGTTGGAGCTTTTAAGAATCCAGCATTCATTTGTAACTCAAATGTGTAGTGTGAGTGATGACCCATCTCTCCATGATATTCTTTAGTATGGTTCAATGTAGTTGGATATGTCTTCGATGATGTATTATCACCTCCAGTGAATAGGTTAGTAGCAACAGCATCAGCAGCAGTCTGTTGTCCAATCATACCAGTACCATCACCAGTATAGGAATACCAGTTCTTATATCCTGTTAAATTACCTAAGTTTGATGCCCAGTAATTTGTTTTAGATCCACCAGCAGTCCAGTCAAATGTAGCACCTAATGGTCTAGGTATAGGACCAGTCCATGCAGGTTGTGGTGATGAGTGTGCTAAACCAGTTGATCCAGCAGTGTTTGATGTACCTAACTTCGGACCAGATGTTTCAACAACAGTAACACCAGATTGATATCTAGTTACAAGACCATATCCACCTGGATCTGCTGCGTCAGTGTTAAAGAAATCAACGTCACCAGTACTATTAATACTTCTTTCCTTCTGATTATTTTCACAACATGGATCTGCATCAGGACATTGGAATCCTTCAATAGAAGGTCCATCAGGAATCGCTCTCCTATAACCTGATACACCTGCAGGATTAGAATGTCTATGACTAGGCATATGATCCTTACTCAACTTTCTAGGCACAACATAGAAAGTCTTAAAGTATGATGGTGGGTTAACTGTGAAACTTCTTATCTGTCCTGTTAAATTACCAGAGTCAGAAACATTAAAATTAATATCAGATGTAGCATTAATAGATGTAGGTGGTGAGACAGGACTACCATCACCCTCTATAAGTTGAGTTGCACCAACTCCAGTTGGTAGTAAAACATCATTAACTGATGGTTTAATCCAATCAACCATTATAACCATATCAGTCACACCATTTGGTAACTGTGCTGCTGATATTGTTATTGTTTCATCTTCTTGCCAACCTGTACCACTAGCACTAATAGTTGTAACTGCTGCTCTACCAACAACATCAACGTCAACTACAATAGTCAGTCCAGTACCAGATACACTACCAGTTAAATTACTGAAAGTATATGTACCACTAATCCTCAATGAATCAATTTCACCAGTCTTAATAGATACACCACCAACTGAGTTACTAGAAGATGTCTGTCCCATTTGTAGGTGTGCATACTGTGCAGCAGAGCTAACATATGCTTGTTCATAGTCAACAAGAACTCTACCATTTAGATTAGGTAGTCTGAATATATCACCAAGAGTATAATCATCATATGTTCTAGCATTTAGACCACCAGTAGGTCCATAGGTATTACCAAGAATAGATGCAAGTATTGGATACGCAGAACCCTCTAAGGTCTGTCCATTACATTGCAACCATCCATCGGGAACACTTGACGCATCTCCTGACCAAGGGAGAATGGTTCCTACTGCAGAACCACTCATCTTCCTTGCAGTTTCGTAGTAAGTACTCATTGTTTATATCTCCACGAGCCACCAACCTCTAAAGTTGGCTGGTATTGCGTTGTTACCGCTATCGTTACTTCCAGCATATACTAAACCAAATCCAGCGTTTCTTGTTTGAACTAGCAGTT